AAACGCGGCAAGGCTATCGCCGACACCCGACAAAAACTCTCGTAGGGGGGCTTCGTCATGCCTTGGTGGTCCGACTACCCAGTTCTTTCGGTTCGCAAGAACGGTGATCGCATGATCGGGACCAACGACGTGTACTCGCGCGACTCATATGCGATGGGGATTCCGACTATGAACGGTCTGGCCGCCAACCAGCCAGTCTCGGAGCGGATAGCGCACGTTCGGATCGGTGATGTGCTTCGAGTCGAGCGCGACGAGAAGGGCTGGGTACTGCTGGACAACGCTGGCGTTCTTGGTCGGCTGCGCTGGCGCCTCAGCGACGACGCGCGCGTGCACCCTGTGAACGGGAGCGCCATCCGGTTGCCGTCCGCGGGCCTGCTGTACGTAGAACGCATCGTGGTCAACCCTGCCGGCGAAGTGAAGGACGTCTCGGGATACGTGACCGCAAGGCGATCTAGCGCGCCAGCCCTTCCCCCCGACCTACCTCACCGATAGGTCCTGCTGCAGGGATCTGGCGCAGGAGCCCCTCGACCTCGGCCTCGTCGATCCTGATCAGCCTCCCGGGCTCGAGCCGGTACGCCGTGAGGTGGCCGTCGGACACCCTCCTTCGCACGGTCCTCTTGGTGACGCCCAACAGCGCAGCCGTCTCAGCCAGCGTTAACCACTTCTTCACGCGACACACTCCTTCAGACCCCCTTCCGGCGCTGTCACCGGCGGGTCTCTCCTAGGAGCGGGTTTGGGGGCGATCGCCCAATGCGACCTACCACACGCGGGGATCCACTGGCCCCTATGTGAAGTTCTGGGCTTGAAACTAACACGGCCCAAGGGTCAGTAGCCGTGGCTCTTGAGCTCGGCGTCCAGAGCGCGCGCGACCAGCCGCCCTTGGGGGATAAGGGTGCCGTCCATGCATGCCTGAAGCCGGTCGTAGAGCTCCTCCGGGATGCGGACGGCGATCTGCTTCCCGCGACGCTTGATGGGCGCGGGGGAGCGGGCCGACTGTTGCGTGAAGGGCACCCCGTTGTCGGGCGCCGGCGTCACCTGCGGCAGGGGCGGCGTCTTCATGGTGGCCTTGGGCAACCGGGTGGCGGGCTTGGCCATCAGGAGACCTCCATCGTGGTGTGGATGCCGGCGGCCTGGAGCACGTAGCTGGCTAGTCGACCGTAGATGTCGCCGACCTCGCGGCCGGAACCCCCGAAGGCGCGGATGGGTGCATGCGCACCCTCGGCCTGGTGCACAACTGCTCGCCTAGGTACTGCCTCGAGCAGCTGGTTCCCGTAGGACTCGCGCAGGTAGGCCAAGAGCACGGCGTGGCGGGCCTCCCTGGCAACGCTGGTGGGCAGTACGCCGAGCAGCGCCGGTGAGCACCCGCCGCGGGCGTCGCGGACCTGGGCGAGGACCTCCAGGGTGCGGGGCATGCCTTCCATCGCGTTGTCGGCCGGCTCGGTGACCAGCAGGACGGCATCAGCAGCGTGCATTGCGGCCAGGAACAGGCCGCCCAAGCTGGGTCCGCAGTCGAGCACCACCAGGTCCACCTCGGCCGTTGGGTCGGCGAGTCCGAGCGCCAGCCTGTGCTCGGAGCCTCGGAAGGATTCGCCGTTGCGGGCGGCCAGGTCCTGGTTGGCCGGCGCGACCTGCATCCGCGGCGACCAGTGTTCTCCGGCGGGCACTGCGACCTGGAACAGCGTGCCGCCCTGGGTCGCCGCCCCTTCGCGTTCCTGGGCTGCATGCAGTGCGTCACTGACAGTGAGGGCTTGAGGCTTACCGAAGGCGTTGCCCTCGTACAGACGGGGTTGGGCGTCGGTGAGCGCCGTGGCGTTGCCCTGCGGATCCAGGTCGACCAGGAGGACGCGGGCTCCGCGCTCTGCGGCGGCGTCGGCGAGGTTGGCGGCGGTCGTGGTCTTGGCCACGCCACCCTTCTGGTTGGCGACCGCGAGCGTGTACATGAGGCTCCTGGGACTTGACGGCTAGGCAACGGCTAGCCAGTGTCTAGCACGGGCTAGCCAACTATTAGTCGCACGACACGCTCAGGAGTGATGGACCGCGGTGCGGCGGCGCGACGTCATCGACCGCTGGCGCCGAGCGGGTGGCGGACGCCACCCGCGAGCCATCTCCAGCCAGCCAGGCGGGTGGCTGCGAACCCAGACGAGCACGGCGTACTGCCACGTCTGGTCGGGATGGAAGTGGGCTTGGCGCCAGTAGTCCGCCTCTCGGCTGTGCCACTGGGAGTAGCGGAAGCAAAGAATCGACAGGCCGGAGCCGAGCACGATCCCGATCTCCGTCAGCGTCGCGATCACGTGTCCCCCGGCTCACGCACGAGCAGCAACCGCCCGTTGCCCAGCAGCTCGGCCTGGTACCGGCCGGGCGCGGGTTTCGGGGTGTGCGTCACTGCGGCGTTCAGGGGGCAGTTGCGCAAGCCCTTAAGACGGCAGGAGGCGGTGTGCTCGAGGATCCATCCGCCTAGGGAGACGTCGAGGATGTGCTCACCTTCGGGCACCACCACCAGGCCGGACCGCTCGAGGGCCTTCAGGACGCCCTCTGCCATCGCGCGCGACGCACGGAGCCGCTCAACTGGCAGACCGACCCCGTGTGGGCTGTAGCTGAGCGCGTCCGCGATGACGCTCAGCGCGGTCGCCGTCATGCGGCTAGCCGCTGGCTAGCCATTGGCTGTAACCGGGGGTGTAACCGAAGGACTGTTCGGTGCGGTCACGACGCCATCACCCGCTTGATCGCAGCCTGCAGGTCACCGGTGTCGAGCCCATCCCAGTAGATGACCTCAACGGCGACCCTGCGCAGCGCTGGCGGGCAGTGAGCACCGGGCGCCAGGACCGCGATGATCGGCTTGTCCAACATGATGGACAAGCCCAGCTCCACAGCGAACTTGATGTCGCTCGGGCCTTTCGGGACCAGGCTCACGGTGATCGCCGAGCTCTGGATCATCGGCACGAGGTAGCCCGTGACTTCTTCCGCCCAGGCGATGAAGTCGGGATCCGACTCGACCCAGCGATCTTCTGGTGGCAGCCCCGAAGGCGAGTTGGGTGTGGTCATGGCACTGCCACCGCGAGGTGCTGGGCGAGCTGCGAGCACTCAGCGGTGACGTAGTCGATGTCCCGGTACACCTCGTGGTAGGCGGTGAGGAAGCCGGAGGCCGGTCTCATCATTGAAGGCGCCAGGTCGCCGGAGTGCACGCAGTCGAAGCCCAGCCACCAGAGGTCAGCTGCCCGGCCGGGCGCCGGGACGTGGCAGATGCCGTGTGCGTCCCCGAGGTCGCTCTCCTCGCAGCCGGCCGCGAACGTCAGGCCGCCATGCGCATCAAGGTTGAAGCGCTCCCAGGCCTCGTCGTAGCCAAGCCCATGGGCTGGGTGTCCGGGTGGGACGCCGACGTACCCGCAGAGCGCGCCCAGCGGGCCGCGGACGATGAGGCAGTCCAGGTCGGTGGCCGGGTCGATCCACTGGACCTTGTCGGGCTCGCTCTTCCAGGGTCCGTCGGGAAGGTCGTCGGTGGCCCCGTTGCGCCACTCCAGGCGGCGAACCGAAGGGGTATTGGGTGCGGTCATCGGACTCCCTCGATGAAGTCGCGCATCGCCTCAGGCGTACGCAGTTGGCCGGCGAACAGCTGCATGGCACCCAGCTCGATCGCGGTGTGGTACCTGGTGCCGTCGTGCTTGCTCAGGTCGGAGACGAGCGAGGAGAAGGCCTCATTTACCTGGTCGGCGTCGAGGTACTCGAGCGCCCGCACTTTGCACCAGGCGACGTGCTCGTCTCGCGTGGTCACACGTCACCGCCCAGGTGCACGCCTTCGTGGCCGGCCAACCGGTTGCACAGCGGCGGACTGCAGAAGGTGTTGGAACCCTCCAACACCTCGTTCTTGATCAGGCAGCTCGCCAGGTGCTCGGCATCGCCAAGCAGCTCGCGGGCCACGGCGATGGCCTCCAGGACCAGCCGGGGCTCGGCGCTAGGTCCCCAGACCGCCTCGCGGTTTCGGCCGACGTCGAGCGCCTCCATCGCCTTGCGCAGCAGGTGGTTGATGCCCTCACGGTGCGTGGCCGGCGGGATCTCGGGCCGCACCGAAGCGGCCTTGGGTGCAGTCACGACGTCGGTACTCCCTGTGTGAGCGCCACCCACGGCGACGCGGGACGCGCCGGGCAGAAGGGGCAGGCAGGGTCGTCACACTTCGCCTCGAGCCACTGGTTGCATCCCCGGCAGGCGTAGCTGTCTGCCCACCCGAGGTACACCGCCGGCGCGCCGCAGATCGTGCAGCCAGCTGGACCAAGGGGAGCCTTGTTGAGAGCCGGCCGAGCTTCATACGGTCTCGGGCCCGGCGTCGCGACGGTCGAGATGTAGCAGCGAACGTGCCCGCCGCCGCCGTGCCGCCACACCTCGCTGGTGCCCCAGTCCTCGCGCTGGATCGCCAGCCCACAATGCTTGCAGAAGCCGGTCTCGATGACCTTCACGGTGCTACTACCTCCGCGTCAGAGTTGTGTCGGCGACGGTCCTGCGGGGAGCGCCAGGGGCGGACCTGCTCGACCAGCGACGGCGGGTGTGTCTTCACCCATGCCAAGAGTGCTGGGGCATCGGTGGGTGCCATGTCGAGGAGCGACAGGTGGTGGATGCGCTGCCAGAAACTCGCCTCGCAACGATGCCAGGATGAGGCGCGACCACAGGCCACCATGACCAGGATCAGCGCGAGAAGCACGACGTAGATGTAGATCACGGCTGGACCTCCCCGGCGCCGAGCGCGGTGTAGCCGGCGTTGTTGGTGGTCTTGTCGGTGACCTTGTCGGTCTGCTGCAAACCGGCGTTAGTTGCCGATGGAGTCCTGGCGGGTGCGATCAGGCCGACACACGGTGCGACCGGGTAGGACAGGTGGGCGGCGAGGAAGAACTCCGCGCTTGCTTCTGAGCGATACGCCCAGTGCATCCCCCATGCGTCGCACGAGAACCCGTGCGCGCCGTTGAGCAGGATGACCTCGTGCTCATGCTTCACGGGCGACGAAGTCCGCCCCGTCACTTGCCGCTCCCGAAGGCGATGCAGGCGATGATGATGACCGCCGAGGCGAAGTAGGCCGCGAGGACAAGAACGTCCGTGCCGCTCATGGCGACACCTGCTGGACGAGTCCGAGCATGGCCCAGAAGTGGAGCAGGGAACCTGCACACGGCCATTCGACGTACTGCTTCTGAGCACTGGAGCAGCCCTCGCAGCACCACTCGGGACCGCGCACGGAGCGCACGCGGGTGTGCGGGTGGGCTGATGGAGTCCGCCCCGGCGTTGACTCATAGGGGCGCTCGGTGCTCATTCGCCCTCCCCGGCGCTAGTTCCTGTGGACGGACCGGGCCACCGGATGTCATGGGTGACGCCCTCCGCCGTCCACAGGGACAGCACGCACTCGTTGTCGGTGTCATAGCGGTTGGCCCCGACGTACATGCCCAGCGGGAGCCTGAGGAGCATCAAGACCGGGTTCGGTGGGGCTTCGTCGCCCTCGGTCATGCGAGCCAGAATGCTGGCGTCCTCGACCATCCGGGTGGCTAGACGGCGCATGAACGAGGCGTCCTGCCGACGCTGGTGCAACGGCTCATAAGGGTCGGTGCTCACGCTTGCCCCCCGGCGCTAGGTGACGGCACGAGGTCGCGGTAGTTCAGGCGCAGGACGGCCCTGTTGTCTCCGATGGAGCGCACGACGCCGGGGGCCATGACGATGCTCGGATTGACGTTCAGGTCGCCGTAGAACACCAGGATTGGCTCGAAGTAGCCGCCGTACCAGGTGCCCCACCATTCGCCGTACTCGCTGGTCACAGGCTCGCGGAGCCTCACCAGAAGGTCGTTCAGCGACCCCGCAGGCATGTTCTCCACGACGAGCAGGCTGTAGCCGTGGGCTCGACCGTCAGGTAGGCCGTAGCCCTTCGGGTGGTTGGCGCGGACACACACGACGCTCCTGGTATCAGGGTCGTCCTGGCCCGACTCATAAGGGTGCTTTGCGCGCTCGACCGTCACGTCGTCACCTCACCCAGGAACGAGGTGCGCCGCTCGACGTCGCCTTAGCGAGCGGTTCAATGTCCGCCATTCCACACCGCTTCCTCGTCGTCGGGCTCTGGTAACAGGGACTCCAGGTGCGCGATTGCGGGCTTGGCTGCGAGGCACGCGGCGATGGCCTCACGTAGTTCCACATCGTCCTCAGGGACGTCATCCACGCTCAGGCCGTAGCCGAACAGCATGTCGAGGATGCCGCCCTCGTAGTCGGCCTTGCTGGACAGTTCCTGACGGCTCTCGTAGCGGGGTGCGCTCACGTCAGCCCTCCTGGGCGTTGTCAGTGATGTTGTGAGTGGCCTTGTCGGTCTGCTCTTGCGCGCAGGTCGTCGAGGCGGTAGTCGGTGGACACGCCTCAGGCGCTCGCACTCATCACACCGCTCAGGCGTGACGAGCAACCATGAGCGCGAAAGGTAGAAGTGACGGGAGCACAGCGGGCGTCCCGAGGTCGTTGTCACCATCCAGGACAATCTGGGTCGTCCTGGATGCAGCGGTAGCCGGTGCAGCGCGCGTGGATCACGGGGCTCCTGACCTGGTCGAATACGTGCCAGCAGTTCTCGCGCTCAACGACGACGAAGCGGTCCTTGGGCAAGATCCGGTGAAGCGCCCATCCGTCGATCGGGGACACCTCGTTCCCCGTGCCGAGCGGACTTGACCGAAGAGCGGCCAAGACCTCGTCAGCCAACTGTCCGGTACGGCGATGGAGTAGGCCGTCATGGGTGCGGACCTCGACCCAGTGCTCCTGGTCGGTCATCGCTCCACCCGCTTGTTGTCGAGCCTTCCGAGGGCGCGGCACCGAGGACAGGCGTCGTGGTCCTCAACCCGCTCGGGGGTGCAGATGCAGAGTTGGCGTTGGATGAACTCGACGGCGAACTGCAGCGCACACACCATGATCCACGGCTCGGCCATGTCGTCGTCGGCGGGGTTGAGCAGGTTGATGATCTCGTCTCGCAGGTACTCGTAGTCGGTCGGCTCGACCGACGCATAAGGGTGCTTTGCGCGCTCGACCGTCACGTCGTCACCTCACCCAGGAACGAGGTGCGCCGCTCGACGTCGCTGCTCAGCTCATACACGAAGTACGGGTCGTTCCCGGGCCCGTGCAGGGGTGCCCATGGGCGGACCTCGACGCCGCGGTCATCCATGAAGCGTGTGAACTCACACGCCTCGTGGGTCTCGATCTCGATCAGCCGGTCCAGGATCCAGCGACGCCACGACCGCTCGTTGTAGGCCGCGGCCGGGACGATGAAGTAGTGGGCCACGTGCGTCTGGCGCAGCGGGTGGTAGGCGTCCTGGGTCTGCGACCAGACCTGGAACGTCAGGCCCTCGCTACCTTGGCCCCGGTCGATGCTGCTCAGGCCGAAATGCCAGCCCAGCTTGTACCGGAGCGCACCGACAAGCCGCGCGAGGACCTCCGGGTAGGGCGCGGTCTGGATCATCGGCTCGGGCTCAACCGAAGAGCCATTGGGTGCGGTCATGACCGGCTACCAGGCCGCAAGCCCCGGGTGCGTTCAAGGATGGCGACGAGCTCGTCAGTGGGGTCAGGGCGGCCGTGCTCGCGGACCGCGCAGGTGAGGGCCAGGACTGCCAGCACGATCCCCATGCAGGCGTACGACGTCGCCGCGGTGCCCGACCTCAGGACGTCGACCTCGCTCGAGATGACTTCGACCAGCGCGAGCCACACGAAGAAGCCGGGCCTGAGCCATGCGCTCCCGCCCGTCCTTCCCCTGGTCGGGCGGGGGCGCGTGGAGCTCACTCCTTCCTCCCGGGGATGAACCGTCCGCCCCCGCGGCACATCTGCTTGGAAAACGGGGGCGGACGGAGCGCGTGGGTTCCTCATGACGCCAATTCCTCGGGTGCCAGGTGATCGAGCAGGGTGGCGTCACCCTTGCCGGCCGAGCTCTTCCGGACCCGGATGCGTCGCGGGGGAGCGGGCGGTGCCGGGACCGGCCGGGTTGGCCGGGCAGGGACCTTGAGCCAGAAGCGGGCGATCGCGCCGGAGGGGTGTCGGACGTAGAAGTCCTCCTTGATCCGGCCCTCGTCGACGTGGGTGCGCACGTAGACGTGGGTCACGTTCCAGGCGGCCGCGATCTCGTACACCGTGATCAGTTTGACCCCCGATGGCGGGATCGGTGGCAGCTTCGGCCGCGGGGTCCGTTTCGCCGGCTTCCGCCTGGCCTTCGCCGCGGCGCCGGCCACCTTGGGAACCTTGAGCCTGGCAGCGGCCTTCGCCGGGCCGGGCGTCGTCTTGGGCTTGGCTGCCGCGCCGGCCACCTTGAGCCTGGCGATCGCCTTCGCCGGGCCAGGCTTCGACCTAGGCCTGGCCTTGGTAGGCATGGGCTTGGTCGCCTTGGCCGTGTCCGGGCTGGCCGTGCTGGTCTTGGGCTTGGTCATACCGGCGGATCCGGTTGGCTCAGCTGCTGGGTCTCGACGTCCATCAGGTCTCCCTCGCTTTCAGGATGATCTACGGCTCCGACAGCGGACTCACCGCCGGCGGATGACGAACCGGGCGGAGGCCGGCCCTCGTCGTCATGGCCGGGCGCGGAGCGCCCTTCGCTTGAGGTTTTGCGCTTGGCTGCCGCGCGAGCAGCGATCTCGTCAGCGATGGCCCTGGCAGTCGGGAGGTTCCGGTGGTTGACCTCCAGTCGCTGATCGGGCGGGGTGGCGTTGCGCATGAAGTCCGCCACGCGTGTCAGCCCCTGGGCCTTGGCGGCGGCCTGGCGTAGCGCCCGGGGGTTGGTCCCGCACGCTCGACACGAGGCGCAGGGCTTGCCGCGGATGGCTGCCGTGGGGCACGTGGTCGCGCCGGCGGAGCCGGGGGAGGGGTTTGCAGTCGGGCGAAGCCCGGCCGCTTGGCCTGAGGGTCCCTGGCCCGGAACGGGTAAGGGCAGATGGTCTCGGAAAGACTGGGGCGCGCGCGCGTATGGGGGGGTCAATCCTGACGACTCTGAGTTGTCAGGGAGACCACTCTGAGTGGTCTCACACGAGGTCCGCACGGCGCCGCCAACGACAACCTGGTCGGCCATCTCTGCGGCTCGCTCGGCGTACGCCTCCAGCTCGCAACCGACCGGGGTCAGGACGAGCTTGTAGGCCGTGTGAGCCCGTCCCAGGCCCGATGCCACCACGAGCACCAAGCCGGTCTCCGCAAGCTCTCTGCGGGCGCGGCAGATCGACGACTCGCTCCAGCCGGTCTCGCTCATCAGGTAGCGGTCGCGGACGACGCCGAAGTTGAGGTCACCCGACTCGTCGTCCTTGCAGCAGGCCAGGAGGACTTCGTAGACGTCGCGGGCCTTCTTGGTCAGGCCTCGCGCCGCCGGCCGGTTCAGGTAGTAGCGGATCCGCGGCCGCCGCATAGGGCGGATCATCGGGGCACCGCGATCACGTAGCGGCTGCGGCGGTGGCCGGTGCCGGGGACAACCTCGACGAGCCCGCGGGCGCGTAGCTCGCGGCGTGCAGCCTTGAGGTGCGTGCTGCTGTAGCCGGCGCGTTCGGACAGCTGCTCGTCGCTCACTTTCACCTGGAGAATGCCGTCCCGGGAGGCGCACAGTTCCAGGAGCGTCCGGTAGACCTCGCGGACGTGCCGGGGGAGGTCTTTCACTCCCGGACGGGCTAGGAAGCGGTCCACCGCTGAGGCCCTCACGTGAGGCACCGAACCTCGGTACGGTGCCGCCCATGGAATCGCTCTTGGACGACGGCATGGGCATCTATGCCTCCGGCGCAGACGCTCTCCTCGCGGCCTGGGACGGCAGCCTTGACCGGGTGGGCCGCCGGATCGCGGAGAGTGGCAACAGCGAGTACCTCGCGCCTGGACTGGCCATGCTCGCCGCGAACCTTCTCAGTCGGTTCGGCATCACGCGCGACCAGCTGGTCACCGAGCTCAACCTCATCGCGGCCGAAGAGGACGCCTACCAAGACCAGCCCTAGCCCGCGCCTCAGGTCCCGATCGACCTCGCGGGCCCTCATGGCCGCCCCCAGGGGAGCATGGCTGCGACGACGTACGTCGCGGCCGCCAGCACGCCGTAGCCGACCGCGGCGCGGGTGTTGCGCACGATTGCCGCGACGACGGCGGCCAGGCCCCACAGCAGCGCCAGGCGGGCCAACAGAAGCGGATCTGGAGTTCGGATGGTCCTCACAGCACCCTCCCCAGCCAGCCTCGGAACTCGGCCTCATGGAGGGGGCAGAACGCGGTCTCGCCGGCCATGTTCTGGCACTCGGTGAGGGTGCAGTAGTCGGGCAGTTCGTCGACGACGACGGCCACCCTGCTCCGGACGATCTGGCGCATTCCCAGCACGACCTCGTTGACCGTGACCCAGGCGTCGTCAGCAAGGTGGGGGAGCAGGTGCTCGAGTTGGCCGGCCCAGCCGCTGAGCAGCACCGACAGCGGCGTCAGGGTCGTCTCCTGGAGCGAGCCGGTCATGACGGCAACTCGGCGTGCTCGTCGACGGTCTGGCCGGCGAAGCCGGTGTGGCCGTGCAGGTCGCACCAGCGGGTCCGCTCGCAGTCGCCGGCGGCCGCACCCCGCCATCCGCGGCAGGACCGGGTCGAGTAGACCGACCCGTACCCGCAGATCACGCACCACGGGCCGGTCTCCTCGTCGCCGTTCATCACCTCCCCGGCGTCGGTGCCCCCGGCTGCATACAGCGAGGCTCTGACAACGACCGGCAGCAGGCAGCGAGCCTGCTCGACGGTGAGCACCCCAAGCTGCTCGATGCGGTCCGGTTCCCTGGCGAACGCCAGCACCGTCAGCTGGCTCAACAGCCGGCCGACCTGGCCCCCCTGGAACAGCACCTGCCGGCCGCTGGTGGTCACGTGATGACGGACCAGCTCGGGGCCGCGGGTGGACGCCACGAAGACCTCGAGTTGGCCACAGCCCGGGTTGGGCACATCGACCGCGGCATCGTCCCAACCGGGCACGCTGTAGTAGACGCTCATGACGCCACCGGCACCAGGTCGATGGGCCACAGGTCGATCGGGACGTCGACCGGGGACGGCAGCGTCAGCCAGCCTTCGAGGGTCGGCATCGGGGCGCGGTGCGCCTCGGCGTACTCCTGGGTCTCGATGAGCCGGTCCATCAGGTCGGCCGTGACCCCGGGCAGTTCGATCAGCCGGTAGTGCATCGCGCCTGCGGAGTCGTAGCACTCGCAGCTGAGGGCTTCAGGGCAGTAGATGACGTCCTGGTCCATGACCAGAACGGGACTGTTGAGCAGGAAGGGAACAGCGGGATTGGTCATTCGAGGCTTCTCTCGGAATTGAGCCGAGGAAAGCCCGACACACGCGCAGAACTAATAGACCGCGTCGCCTCATACGACGTAGTCTTGCGAGTGCCGGGGCTTCTTCCGGCAGTACGGACCTAGGGCGCCGCCTCATACGGCGCCCTTCGTCATTTCAGCGACCTGCGCTGACCTCCCCCCGGGTTCAGCTCTCTGGTTCGCCGATAATCGACAAAATGATCTTGATGCCACTTCTGCCACTCGCGTAACAGGAGCGGAGGATCAGGCGATTACCGCATTGCCGTGGAGCCTTGACGGGGACACGTTTCGCTAGACATCTCCAAGGGGTGATGTGCCTGGGAATCCAAGCAAGGTGGAACATACCGCTGAATCGTCGTGCTGTCGCTGTGTTGACTCCAGTTCACGTACCTCCCGGCGTGTCGGAATAGGCCGTGATGTCGACGGCGACCCGGCCGTCCTCGGACTCCCAGCGCTTCTCGACGACCGCGCCGAGACTCGCCACGGTGTGCATCAGGTCTTCGACCTTGATGTCCCAGAGCGTCTCGCTCTCGCCGTCGATGGTGAGACGAACGGTCAGGGTTGTCACCACAGCCATCACGACCTCCGATCACCTCCGCAGGGCACCTCGCTCCAGTGACGCGAGGCGCGGTGTTTGCCGTCCGCGGGCAAGGTGACTGATCCACAGACGGCCACGGCCTGGCCTTGCTCGTAGAAGTAGACCCACCGGCCGTGCGCGAGTTCGGCGCCGCAGAGCTCGCAGGTCTGCCGTCGGTCGACGATGTACCCCGGGCAGGAGGGCCGTGGCTGCCGGCAGTTGATGACGGGCCCGGCGATGTGTATGACGGCCGGGGGACGTTCCACTCCGGTGTTCCGCCAGCGCTTCTCACGGGTCCAGGTGAGCCGCAGGTCAGCCAGGAGCTCGACGGCGGCCTGGGCGTGCTCGCCACCGCTGGCCGCGACCTGCTCAAGGAGCATCGCGGTGCGTTCGCGGAGCTCGTACACCCCGAGTTGGCTGTCATAGACGCTGACCCACTTGCCCGCGCTGTCCCACATGGCTTGCCCCCCGGCCCGCGCTCGCCGGAGGCAACATAGGTGGCTCAGAGCGACCTTTCTCGCGCGCCACGCGGGGTGGGTGGCCGTTCTGACCCGGTTGGTGCACTGCCGTCCTGGTTCCTTGTGCTCATCTTTGCCGAAGGCTGTGACCTTTAGCGCCAGGAGAGGGACGTTGGTCGCGGGGACTTATCCACAGGGTGTGGCATGGTCGGGCCTCAGGATCATCTTCGAAACCAGGGTGGACCATCGCAACAACGGCGTCAGTGCACGGCCTACAGGCCGTCAAGGACCAGCACACGATCCGGGTCGAGACCCTCACCCGGCTGCTGGGGGAGACGTTCGTCGACGACGATGAGGTCGAGCATCACGGCCTGACGTGGCTCTACCCACTGGTGAAGAAGTGGCCCATGGTCCGTTCGCTCGGAGGCGGTAGCGGGAAGCCCGGCTCCAGGGTGCCGTTCAACGCGGCGGCCCTGGACTTCCTCGGGAGCTTCTACTGGACCGGGGAGAGCAGCCAGGACCGCTGCAGCCACGCCGAGCTGATGGACGAAGACAACTACCAGCCCGGCTTCGAGCCCACCGTGCTCGGCATGGAACGCTCAGTCCGCATCGCCCTGAAAACCGGCCCGCCCCCGACCCGCCAACCGCAGGTCCCAGGGGACATCCTCAAGCCCATCCCGGCGGTCGTCGACGCGATCGCCTGGCTGCTCGCAGCTGTCGACGCGATCGCCGCCGACCCCAACCTGTACGCGCTGGTCAAGAGCGAGGCGACACGGCTGGCGACCCGCGCGGCGTCGATGATCTTCGGTTCACGCTTCTCCGCCTCCCGCAGCCAATGCCCGCACTGCTACCAGCCCGACAGCGTCATCAGCGACGAGGACCGGGCCGTCTGCGTCAACCCGTGGTGCCGCACCGCTACCGGCGGTCGTAGCTGCTGGGAGTGGCTCGCCAACAAGCCGGCCCTGGCCGCCGACGACTGGCGCCCGCAGTGGATCGAGGTCCCTGAGCCTGATGTCCGCGGCCGCGGGCAGGTCAGCGACGAGCAGCTGTCCCGGTGGGCGCAGACCGGCTGAGCGCACCCGAATACCGGGACTTTCCAGGCACTTTCCGGGTTCCGCTTGACCGCGCGTGCCGTCAGCCCGCATGGTTCTCAGCACTGCGGCAGAGGTGTGTCCGCGACCAGGCCGACCCAGTGGGTCGGCCTTCGTCGTTCCCCCTCCGCGTCACAGGCTCCCCCTAAGGGCCAACCAAGGCGTACGGCTCCACGCGCTGAACAGCCAACGGGCCACAAGCCACGGAGGCTGCGGCATGGAGGAGACCTCATGCCCGCAGAGCTTCGGACCACCGGCGTGCGAGCCCTGCAACGCCGACTGTCACGAGCAGTGCAAGGGCTGTCGGGGCTGCGGCTGCGAGTACTCGGCGCGCTGGGCAGCGGCGCAAGGCCCGGTGCTGCCCAAGCCGGAGGCGTACCGGTGAGCCTCGAGTTCGACGTCGTGTCCCGGCACCCGAGTGGGCGCTGGTCGACGGTGCGACTGCGGGGTGATGCCGCCGGCATCACCCTCCCGCGGATCGGTGTGTTCACGCCCGTCCTGCAACCACCCTGCCCGAAGGCCACCAGGCCTGGCACCAGAAGGAGCACGGCGTGAACCTCGCCCAGGCTGCAGTGATCTACCTCCGCGACCAGCCCACCATGGACGCGATCGGCAAGGACCTCGACGAGGCGAAGAAGACCATCAAGGCGCACTTCAAGGCCAAGCAGCCCTCGGTGTACAAGGGCATCACCTACAGCTGCAGCCCCTTCAGCGCCCTGGACGTCGGGCTGGCCCGGATCGCCCTGGGCCCGAGCAAGACCGCGGAGTGCACCGTCTCGCGGCTCCGCGAGACCCTCACCCTGCCGGCGCACCTGCGCCGCGGTGCCGTGCTGCTGGGCAAGACGGCCTGAGCGACCAGCGCCATGAGCGACCAGGAGCTCGCCAACGCCGCCGCCATCTACTTCGGCGGCCGAGCCCGTGCCGAGCACTGGCTGAGCTGCAGCCGCTGCCACTCCGACGACCAAGGCCGGCCGGTGCTGTGCACCAGCCACCCCGACAGGAGCAGCCATGCGCACCAGAGCGCCCGGCTTGCCTTCTCCTGCTGAGCGCTACCCAGCGGTGCGCTTCGAGCTCCGCCTGCTGGCCTGCCTGCTCAGCCTCGGTGCTGCGCTCGGCGCCTGCATCGGGTACTGCACCTGGGATGAGGATGCATGAACGACGGACGCACACCTGATCAGGTCAGCACCGACGACGCGCTGACTGCGGCGATCGAAGCGCACAACCGTGCCTACTACCCGGACCAGCCGGCCGCGCTGCTGACGGACTACATGGTGGTGTTCGTCGATCAGTCGTTCGATGAGGACGGCGACACCACCACTGGGATCGGCACCGCACCGCGTGATGGTGACCTGCCGCTATACCGGCAGATCGGGATGCTCGAGCACGCACTGACCCGAGCTCGGCAACGCATCTGCGAGGGCCAGAGCTTGTGAGCCCACGCGCACTGCGCGTCTGCTCCACCCCAGGCTGCCCGACGTTCGTCACGCAAGGGCGCTGCTCGAAGCATCTGCAGCAGGCCGACCAGGCCCGCGGCACCGCCACCGAGCGGGGCTACAACACCCACGGTCACCGCCGCTTCCGGGCCGCGGTGCTCCGCACCGATCCGATCTGCGTGCTCTGCCAGCTGGCGGTGAGCACGGTTGCTGACCATCACCCGCTGAGCCGACGCGAGCTGCTCGACCAGGGCCTGGACCCCAACGACCCGAGCCGCGGCCGCGGGCTGTGCAAGCGCTGCCACGACACCCACACCGCCACCGCCCAGCGGGGTGGCTGGAACGACCGCTGACCCCTTGTGCACGTGCACAGGGGGGGTGGGGAGGGCCCCCCTCGGGGGGCCCGTCTCAGGACCGCCGGGGAGGCCTCTCGCACCCGCGGAGGGTTCAGACATTCGCGCCCTTGGTCCGTTGCACAACCCCTGAGCCGCATGGCACCGGGCACCCGCCGCACGGCGAGCAGGAGCTGATCTGTCATGGCCAGAGGTGGCCCCCGCAACCGTTCCGGCCCGCCGGCCGACCCGAACTCGGGCCGTTCGGACGACCGGGGCCTGGCCCTGACGGCCCTCCCGTCGAAGGGGCACCGCGGCCGCGCACCGGCCTTCCCGCTGCCGGACTGCGAGGTCACCGTCGACGGCGGTGAGGCCTCCGACTTCAAGGTCGTCGACGACGAGCGAACCGCCCGCGAGCTCGTGGTGTGGCGCGAGGTGTGGAAGACCCCACAGGCCCACGCCTGGGCGCTGGAGTCCTGGCGCTGGCGCACCGTGGCGCTGTACGTGCGCTACTCGGTGCGGATGGAGGCCGGCGACTGCCCATCCTCAGTCGCCTCGCAGGTGATCCGGCTCGCCGACCAGATCGGCCTCACCCCGGCCGGGCTGCGCGAGAACGGCTGGACGATCACCTCCACCAGCACGGCCAAGCCCAAGACGGCGGCGGTGTTCGCCTCGGTCGACGACCCGCGCGACCGCTTCGAGGTCCTGGCAGATGGCGGCGGCTGAGCCGCGCTACACCGCCCCGACCTGGCCCACCCTGTGGATCGTGGTCGCCTGGATGGAGCGGCACTGCGTCGTCCCGGACGGGTTCCGGAAGGGCCAGCCATTCCGGCTGTACGACTGGCAGACCTGGTGCACCCTCAACCACTACCGGATCCGCGACGGCATCCGGCAGAACCCCGACCCGGACAACCCGCTGCGGGCCGGCGCGTTCTTCTACCGCCGCTCCCAGGTCGTCGCGCCGCAGAAGACCGGCAAGGGCCCGTGGAGCGCCGGGATCGTGGCCTGCGAGGCCGTCGGCCCGGTGCTGTTCCTGGACTGGGCCCGCGGCGGCGAGGTCTACCGCTGCGAGGAGCACGGCTGCCCCTGCGGCTGGACCTACACCTACCGCCCCGGCGAGCCGATGGGCCGGCCCTGGCCGTCACCGCTGATCCAGCTGATGGCGTCCTCCGAGGACCAGGTCGCGAACGTCTACCGGCCGCTGCAGGCGATGATCCGCGGCGGCTGCCTCGGCGAGCAGATGATGATCCGGGAGGGCTTCATCCGGCTCCCCAACGACGGCCGGATCGACGTCGTCACGTCCTCGGCGATGAGCCGGCTCGGGAACCCGACCACCTACGCCCAGCAGGACGAGACCGGCCTGTACACCAAGTCCAACAAGCTGCAGGACGTCGCGGACGTCCAACGCCGGTCGCTGGCCGGGATGAGCGGCCGGGCCCTGGAGACCACGAACTGCTGGAACCCCGCCGACGCCTCCACCGCCCAGCAGACGTACGAGTCCCGCAGCACCGACCTGTTCCGGTTCTACCGCAAGCCCCCCGAACACCTGTCCTACACCAACAAGGCCGAGCGCCGGCGGATCCACCGCTTCAACTACGCCGACAGCCCGCACGTCGACCTGGACAGCATCGAGGGCGAAGCAGCCGAGCTGCTCGAGCGCGACCCACAACAGGCCGAACGGTTCTTCGGCAACCGGATCGTCTACGGCGCCGGGTCGTGGCTACCCGACCAGCTGTGGGAGACCAGCAGGGCGGCCGCATGATCGACGTCTGCCTGGGCTTCGACGGCAGCGACTGGGACGACTGGACCGCGATCCGGGCCGAGACCCTGTCCGGCTGGCAGTTCACCCCGACCTACGGCCCCGACCAGCGCCCGACGATCTGGAACCCGACCGAGTGGGGCGGGAAGATCCCGCGGCTGGAGGTCCGGGCAGCCGTCGCGGAGCTGTTCAGCACCCTGCGGGTCGCCCGGATGTACGCCGACCCGCCGTACTGGTCCACCGAGATCGACGAGTGGGCGCTGGAGTACGGCGACCAGCGGGTCGCCCGCTGGGCGACCTACCGCCTCGTGCAGATGCACTCGGCCCTCGAGCGGTTCGTCACCGACCTCGGCAGCGGCGCCCTGACCCACGACGACTGCCCGATCACCACCCAGCACGTCGCGCACGCCCGCAAGCTCGCCGCGAAGGGCTCCGCGGAGCGCTACTACCTCGGCAAGCCCTCCCAGGCCCAGAAGATCGACGCCGCGGTCACCTCCGTCATCTGCCACGAGGCCGCCGCGGACGCCCGCGCCGCCGGCTGGGCACCGCCACCGCCCCCGCCCCGAATGATCGTGATGCGCTGAACAGGAGAGCCGGCTGTGCCTGACCTCTCCGAGCTGCAGTGGGTCGAGCGGCTCTGCCGCGCCGGCGACGCCGAGCATCCCGACCTGGAGAAGCTGAACCGGCACTACGAGGGCGAGCAGCCCCTGACCTACATGCACCCCGACCTGCTCCGCGAGCTCGACGGCCGGGTCAAGCAGCTGGTCATCAACTGGCCGCGGCTGGTCGTCGACGGGCTCGAGGAGCGCCTGGACATCGAAGGCTTCCGGTACTCCACCGACGCGAGCGCCACCGAGGACCTGTGGGCGGTCTGGCAGGCCAACGGCCTGGACTACGGCTCGCAGCAGGCCCACCTGGACGCCCTGGTGATGCGCCGGTCGTTCGTCGTGGTCGGCACCGGTATCGACCTGGAGATCCCGCGGGTGACCGTCGAGTCGCCGCTGCAGATGAACGCCGACTTCGACCCGCAGACCCGCAAGGTCCGGTTCGCACTGAAGCGCTGGAGCGAGCAGGAAGCCACCATGGCGACCATCGGGGCCGCCCGTGAGGACTTCGCGACCCTGTACGCGCCCTTCAGCACCGTGCACTACCAGCGCGGCCGCGGCGGCTGGGCCGTCCTGGACCGCGACGACCACATGCTGGGCCGGCCGCCGGTGGTGGTGCTCGCCAACCGTGGCCGGCTGCTCAACCCGGGCGGCGTCAGCGAGCTCAAGGACATCATCCCGTTGTCCGACGCGGCCTGCAAGATCGCCACCGACATGATGGTGTCGGCCGAGTTCCACGCCATGCCACGGCGCTGGGCGCTGGGCTTCAACGAGAGCGACTTCCAGGACGAGGAAGGCAAACCGGTCTCGACCTGGTCCAAGATCGCCGGCCGGATCTGGGCGACCACCAAGTCCGCGAAAGAGGGCGCTGAGGTCGGGACCTTCCCCGAGGCCGACCTGAAGAACTTCCACGAGACCCTGAACGCACTGGCACGGCTGGTCTCGGCAATCGGCGCGGTCCCGCCGCACGAGCTGGGCTTCACCACCGACAACCCGGCCAGCGCCGACGCGATCCGGTCCGCCGGCGACCGCCGCACCAAACGGGCCGAGCGCCGCCAACGGGCCTGGGGCGAGCCGTGGGAGGACGCCCAACGGCTGGTGCTGCGGATCCGCGACGGCGACTGGGACCCGCGGGCCGCGTCGCTGGAGACCATGTGGCGCGACGCCTCCACCCCGACGGTGGCCCAGAAGGCCGACGCGGCGGTGAAGCTGCACGCCGAAGGCATCGTGCCCACCGAGCAGACCCGCGAGGACATGGGCTACTCCGCCGAGCAGCGCCGCCGGATGACCGAGATGGACGCCGCCGCCAAGGCAGACCCGCTCACCGCCGAGCTGCTCCGCGGACTCACCCACCCCACCCCGGCCCCGGCGGTGCCTGTTGCTGCGGGCGGCTGAGGAGCACTACCGAACCTCAGCCCGGCGCGCCGCCCTTGCAGCCCGGCAAGCCCGCGCAGCCTGGGACCAGGTCCCCGTGAACGCCCTGGACCGCTGGTCAGCCCGCGCGTTCGCGCAGCTCATCACCGCCCTGCAGTACACCGCCGCGGCCGCAGCTGACGGGTACGTCACCGCCGCCCTGCTCGAGCAGAACATCGACCCGGTCGCCAACGGCCAGGTCAACCCGTACGGCTTCGCCGGCACGGCCGGGGACGGCCGCAGCCTGGAGACCCTGTTCGACCAGCCCGTCATCGCCGCCAAGACCCTCATCGGCCAGGGCCTGGAGCCCCTCACGGCCTGGACCAGCGCCCGCAACACCGTGCAGATGATGGCCGTCACCGCCGTCCAGGACGCCGGCCGAGGCGCTGCCGGCGTCGCGAGCAGCGCCCGGCCCCGGGTCAGCGGCTTCGTCCGGATGCTCACCCCACCGTCCTGCTCGAGGTGCGCGGTGCTGGCCGGCCGCTGGTACCGCTACGACGCCGGCTTCAACCGACACCCGCGCTGCGACTGCATCGGCGTCCCCGCCAACGAAGACACCAGCGGAGACCTGCGCACCGACCCGCGGCAGGCCGTCGAGAGCGGCAACGTCACCGGTCTGAGCCGCGCCGACACCAGAGCGATCACCGACGGCGCCGACGTCAGCCAGGTCATCAACGCCCACCGCGGGATGTACACCGCCGACGCCTACGGCCAGCGCGTGAAGGCAACCCAGGAAGGCGTCACCCGACACGGCCTGGCCGGCCAGCGGCTGCGCGCCCAAGGCGGCAGCTACGGCCGCACGCCGCGACTACGCCCAGAGGCGATCTACCGGCTCGCCGGCGCCGACCGGGCCGAGGCCATCCGGCTGCTCACCAGGTTCGGCTACCTCACCTAGACCCCCCGACCCGCACGGGTCGGACATCCCGCATGGGAGAACGCACATGACCACACCCGTCACACCGCCCGTCATTCCGCCGGCACCCGACGCACCCGTCACACCGCCCGTCACGCCCCCGGTCGCGACCCCACCTGTGGTCACTCCGGCGGACGAGCTCGCGGTCTGGAAGGCCGAGTCCCGCAAGCACGAAGCGCGGGCCAAGGAGAACAAGGCCGCCGCCGACGAGCTCGCGACCCTGAAGGCCGCGCAGCTCACCGACGCGGAGAAGGCCACCGCCGCCCTGGCGACAGCCGAGAAGCGCACCGCGGACCTCACGAACCGCACGGTTCGGGCCGAGATCCGGGCGCTGGCCGCGGAGTCCTTCCAAGACCCCTCCGACGCCCACCTGTACCTCGACCTGAGCAAGTACGTCGACGACGGCGGCGAGATCGATGCCGCCGCCATCACCGCCGACCTGGCCGCGGTCCTGACCAGCAAGGCGCACTTGGCGAAGGCCACCGGGGCTCCGCGGCTCAAGCCGAACCCGGCACAGGGCGCGGTCCCGGACGGCACTCCCGCGTTCGACCAGCGGATCGCGGAGGCCCAGAAGGCCCGCGACACCGGGCTGTCCATCGCTCTGAAGCTCGCCAAGCAAGAAGCGGCGACCACGCAGTAACCCCCCTGCCTGACCGGTCAACGGGATGGCGCTCACGCTCCTGAAAGGAGTGCCCCACCATGGCCGGTATCACCGGGCTCGGCACCACGTACAACCTGCCCAACTTCGTCGGTGAGCTGTTCGACGTCACCCCGAGCGACACCCCGTTCCTGTCCGCGATCGGGGGTCTCACCGGCGGTGTGCAGGCCGTCGGGACGCAGTTCGAGTGGCAGGGCTACGACCTGCGCTCCGCCGGTCAGAACACCGCCCTGGAAGGCGCGGCGGCCCCGACCGCGCAGGAGCGCGTCCGGTTCTCGGTCAACAACGTCTGCCAGGTCCACCAGGAAGCCGTGAAGGTCTCCTACACCAAGCAGGCCGCGGTCGGACAGCACAACGGTCTGATCATCTCAGGCAGCAACCCGGTCACCGACGAGGTCGGCTTCCAGGTCAGCGCGATGCTCAAGCAGATCGCCCGCGACGCTGAGTGGTCGTTCCTGAACGGCAGCTACAACCTGCCGGTCGACAACACCACGACCCGCAAGACCCGCGGGCTGCTCGCCGCGATCGCCACCACCCGGCAGAACGCCGGCTCCGCCGTCGCCGCGACCCTGCAGTTCGCCGCGGACACCATCACCAAGACCGCGCACGGTCTGGTCGCCAACGACCAGGTGGTCCTCGACACCATCGTGACGACCACCGGCCTGACCGCCGACGTCGTCTACTACGTCTCGGGCACTGTCGCGGCCAACACCTTCCAGATCGCCACCACGCGCGGTGGCGCGGCGATCGACATGGGCACCGCGGACGGCACCGCCAACTACACCAAGACGGTCGCGCTCACTAACACTGCGATCGACAACGTGCTGCAGTCGGTGTTCGACAACGGCGGCATCACCGAGTCCGAGACCGCCACGCTGATCTGCAACAGCAGCCCGAAGCGGGCCCTGACCGCGGCCTACGCCAACCTGTACGGCAAGCACGTCGAGAACACCCGCAACGTCGGCGGCGTGAACCTGACGACCATCGAGACCGACTTCGGGGTCCTCAACATCATGCTGGACCGGCACATGCCGCAGCACAAGGTCGCCGTCGTGAGCCTCGACGAGTGCGCCCCGGTGTTCCTGGAGATCCCCGGCAAGGGCCACCTGTTCGTCGAGGACCTCGCCAAGACGGGCGCGTCGATCGACAAGCAGATCTACGGCGAGCTCGGCCTGAAGTACGGCAACGAGAAGGCCCACGGCCTGGCGTCGAACTTCCTGGTCACCTGAGTCACCCCACGGCACCCGGGTCCCGCCCGTCACCTGACGGGCGGGACCTGGCCGACGATGACCGGAGCCCGTGATGGTCGACGCCCTGTTCGTCGACGGCGCAGGCACCCCCTACACCGAGCTCCCCGTCAGGGACGCGACCGGGAACGCACAGCTGTCCCGCCGGTTCGGTGGCGCGAAGCTCGCCTACTCCGCGCTGCTGATCGCCACCACCGACCTGACGCCCACCGTAGGGAAGACCCTGCGGGCCCTGTGGGTCGCGTTCGTCCCGAACGCCGACAACGCCACCAGCAATCTGGTGCAGATCGGGTTCGTCGGTGCCGCCAGCCAGCTCTACACCGGCTACGCCCTGGCCCACTGGGAGCGGTTCGACGCCCCAGCCGTGAACACGGCCTTGCGGATCACTCTCGCGAACACGCAGCCCGTGGCCTTGACCGTTCACTACGAGGAGTTCTAGATGCTGATCGACCGGTCGCTGCTGCCTGGCGCGGTGGGGATGCTCAACCGTGGCGCGCTGCCGCCGATGCGGGAACTGAGCCTCGAGGACATCTACCGCTGGGGCCGCCCCGAACGTGGGCTGAGCGACGAGGTCAACGACTGGCGCCTCGACAACTTCCAGATCATCGCTGAGCGTGGCCTGCCGGAACTGCTGGAGGCCAGAGCCAAGCGGCTCCCGTACTTCTACGGCGCCCTGTTCCTGGCTCGGTCGCCACACGGAGACGACCCGCTCGACCACTTCGGCCTCGCCTCACTGCGAGTCGTCACCAACAACGGCGTCGGCTTCATCGTCAACGCCTTCCTCGGCACCACCGCACTGACGAACATGAAGTACCACGGCATCGGCACCGGCACCGCCGCTGAGGCCCAGACCGACGCCGCGCTGGTCACCGAGTGCACAACGGCCCTCAACCCGGACAACGTCCGGGCGACCGGCACCACCGTCGCGTTCGCCGCCAACATCTACCAGACCGTTGCGACCAACAACGTCGACGCCATCACGGCGGTCGCCGAGCACGGCATCTTCTCGAGCGCGACCGTGGCCGCGGCGTCGGCGTCCAACGTGCTGTGGGACCGGTCGCAGTTCGCGGCGGTCAACCTCGCGATCGGGGACGGCATCCAGACCGACTACCGCGGCACCTTCACGGCAGGCGGCTGATCATGCGTAACCCCACCGAGACCGATATCGCGCTCGCGAAGGACCGGCTGCGTGGCACTGGTGCGTGGAACGGCCAGGGACTGCTGGTCCATCTGGCTCTCACGAGCCGCAAAGACCCGGAGCGGGAGTGGATGCAGCCCCTCGCCGACCTGTGCTCCCGCGTCGTGGCGGCCGAGGAGGACGGCGAGGTCCTCGAGTTGGACGACGACCAGGCCGGGATCTTCGACGACATGGCGGCGTACTCCGAGACCTTCCACGAGGCCATCGCGGAATCGCGCGCGGCCGACCCGGAGTAGTCCGTGCCGACGACGGCCACCGACTTCTACCTGTCGCCGACCGCGAACGACCAGACCTTCGGCACCGACGTCCGGAAGCTGACGGAGACCTCGCCCGCCACCGATAACACGACGATCTGCGCCCACCCCAGCGCGGCCGGGACCACGGTCATCACCGTGGACCCCTACTCGAGCCGCTCCACCACCGGTGACGCGACCACCCTGTTCGGTTGGGCGTTCAACAACGGTGGGGCGGACGGACTCGGCTCGACGTCCACGGTGAAGCGTCGGATCCCGGCTAGTCACTGGAACTTCAACGGGACCCTGACGCTCCCTGCCCCGGCAGCGTTGGGCAGCATCACGGCGTTCGTCGCGATGTACGTCTACCGAGTCGCCACAGGCGGTGGAGCCCGGACGCTTCTTGGCGGGGGCACCGGCACCGCCGTGTCGAACACCGCCACCAACAGCGGCATTGCTGCGGCCTCCACCGTGATCGGGATGTATGTCGACCTGCCAGAGATCGTGGTGCAACCCGGCGAGACGCTGATGGTCTCGTTCACGATGTCCTCGACGCAGGTCGGGACTCCCGCCGTCGGGACCACCGTCGCCAACAACATCATCTTCGTCGTGGGCGGTGGCACCAACTTCGGCCACATCAACCTGGCTGGCGGCCCACCCAACTCGCTGTTCATCTCAGCCCTGACAGGCGCGACCCAACCAGCGGGCACCGAGAAGTCCACGGTCACCAAGTACATGACCTCGACCTCGGTGCCGAGCGGTTCACTCAAGAAGACGCCGGCGCTGTTCAAAGCCGGAGCCGTCACTTCCGGCGGCGGCCTGGTCAAGACCCCGCTCAAGAAGTTCGCCACCGGGAACGTCACCCTGTCCGCTGGCGTACTGGTGAAGGTCGACAAGAAACTGGCCGGTTCGACGACCGCAGCCTCGGGCGGGCTGATCCGGACCCCGATCAAAGTCCTCACCTCCTCAACCGCCTCCTCGAGCACGCTGGCACGCAAGGTCGTGAAGTTCTTCACCGGCGGCGTGACGCCCGCCGGGACGAACAGGAACACGATCGTGAAGCACTTCACCGGCACCCTGTACGGCCCAGCCGGGTCCGGTAGCGCCATCGTCCGCAAGGTCATCAGCTGGATCATCGTCGACGACTGAGGGAGCGCGCTGGTGACGATCGCGCTCCGCCTCCCCGACACCGCTGCCGTCGCCGATGTCACCGCCGCCCGCGACCAGGTCCTGACCGCCCTCGCGACCCTCACGACCCTCGTGGGCACCCCGGCGCAAGCAGCTGCTCTGACCGCAGCCCGCGACCAGATCCTCACCGCCATCAGCAACAACGCCGGATCCCTCCGGTCGATCAGCAGCGGACCATGACAGGAGACCCCCGGTGGGCGTGATCAACCGCACCGTCGGCAGCACCCTCGCGATCCCGCTGACGGTCAACCCGGCCGCGACCGTCCTACCGGTGGTGCTGCTGTTCACCGACCCGCCCCGCACCCTCGCCTACACCGGCGCCGCCCGGGTCGTCACCGGAGCGGTCCCCGGGAACAGCTTCAGCTACCTGCCGACCGACCTGCCCGTCGGGACGTACTACGCCCGGGAGAGCGCCACCACCGCCTCCGGCCCGGTCGGCCCGAGCGACCTGGACTCGATCGTGGTCGCACCGGCGAGCATCGGCAGCACCGGCACCGACTTCGCCACCGCCGACGAGCTCGCCGCCCGCCTGGGCGTCACCTTCAACGCCGTCCAGACGGCGCAGGCCACCGCCGCCATCGCCGACGTCACCGCGCTGTACCGCACCCACCTGGGACGGCAGATCACCCTCGGCACCTACAGCCACGACCTGCCCTCCCACCCCAGCTGCGACCTGCTGCTGCCCGAACGCCCCGTCAGGTCCGTCACGTCGGTCACGATGGACGGCGTCGCCATCACCGACTTCCGGCTGGTCGGGAACGTGCTGTACCGCGAGCTCGGTTGGCAGCCGGTGATCGGGCAGCCGCCGTTCCTCGGTCGGCAGTGGCAACGCACCGAGTACTCCACCCGGATCCCGGTCAACATCAACGTGGTCTACGCCGCCGGGTACACCGTCTCGCCGCCGGACCTCAAGGCGCTGTGCCTGGCCCGGGTCGCCGCGATGGTCACCAACCCGACCGGGGTGTCGTCGGAGAAGATCGACGACTACGCCGTCAGCTACGGCCCAGTCGGGCCGCTCACCGACGCGGACCTCCTCGGGCTGCGGCGGTACACCCGGGCCGCGTTCACGGTGCCGCAGTGACCGCCGCCACCGCCACGCTCGCGGGCCGGCGGGCCGCCGACGGGCTGATGACCGACACCTGCACCATCACCCGCGGCAACCCCAACCCCGGACCGTTCGACACGGTCACCGGCACCTACAGCACGCCAGCCGCGACCGTGATCTACACCGGGAAGTGCCGGGCCCGGGGGAGTGCCCGCTTCGACAAGGTCGTCGACGCCGGCGGGCAGCCGATCACGTTGTACCGCTTCACCGTCAGCCTGCCGGTCGACGGCACCGTGTTCCACGTCGACGACATCGTGCTGCTGACCAGCTCGGCGCTGGACCCGGCGCTGGCTGGGCTGCTGCTGCGGGTCCGGGAGCCGGAGTTCGGCTCGCAGATCACCGCCCGCCGCCTCGGCTGCGAGGTCAACGCCGGATGAGCGGCGACAGCGACATCAGCCAGCTGCTCGGCCTCGCGGCTGACCTGCGCCAGGCCGGCCCGGTCACCCGGGCCCAGGCCCGGGGGGTGGTGGCCAAGGGCGCCCAGAACATCAAGAAGGACTGGCGCGCCGGGTGGAAGGGCCTCAAGCACGCCCCCCGGCTGCCCTACGCCATCGACTACGACCTCGCCAGCGGACCGGCCGGCCCCGAGGCCGAGATCGGCCCGAACAAGGACAAGACCCAAGGCGCCCTCGGCAACCTGCTCGAGTTCGGCAGCAGCAAGAACCCGCCGCACCCGGCCGGCCAAGCCGCCCTGGACCGGGAGGAGCCGCGCTTCATCGCGGCCCTGACCGAGATCGCGACGCGGGTCTGGTGAGCCTCTACCTCGGGAACCCGCACAACCAGGCCGTGCTCGACCTGCTCCGGACCGCGTGGCCGCTGGTGGGGGACTGCGAAACGCCGGCAGGCCTGACCTACGACAGCAACCACGCCCTGATCGTGGCGTACCTGATCGTGTACCCGCTCGGGTCGCCGACCTTCGACGGCTCGCTCGCCCCCGGCGATGAGCAGTCCATCGCCTGGCCCAGCACCCAGGTCACCGCGGTCGGCCGGGACCGCAACCAGGCCGGCTGGCTGCGCGACAAGGCCCGCGCGGTGCTGCTCGGCAGCTACCTGACCGCAGCCGGCCGCCGGGTCGGCCCGATGCGGCTGCGCGACGAGCAGCCCGTCGAACGCGACGACGACGTCACGCCGCACCTGTTCTACGCCGTCGACCGCTACCGCGCCGTCAGCACCACCGCATGAGCGCCCACGTCCTACTTCCCCTGCTTCTCCGACGAAGGTGCCGCTGATGCCCAAGTCCGCCCCCCAGCCGGTCCTCACCGGATCCGCCCTCGATCTCGCCGACAGCGTGCCGTTCCGGAACCAGTTGAGCGTGGAGGCTGACACCGGGGTCATCAAGGTCGGCGACGGCGTGACCACCCACCTGGCCTTACCGATCTCGCACGACCCGTCGCTTAGCGGCTCTTATAGTCCGTTGACACCTCCCTCGGCAGGCACGGCGCTGTACGCCTACGGCAGTTCGTTCGTGGTCGGCGGCAACAACTCCACGCTGGCCGCTTCCTTCGTCAATCGGGTCAACACGCTGGGCCAGTTTGCCAGCGTCAGCAACCGAGGGCTTAGCGGCGCGACTGTGGTGGAGAATGCCTTTGACGCCCTGACCGGAGCGCATACGGGAGTCCCCATCTGGACTCCGGGCACCAAGGGCATCGTGATCGTGGACGCAGTCATCAACAGCATCCAGTTGTGGGGCAATGACGCTCGGGGGATCGCTGCCGCCGGGAACGCCCTGCGGACGCTGTGCGCCCTCATCCGTTCCAGCAGCAAGGTCGAAAGTTCAGACGCCTCGTTCGCCTACACCGGGACTTGGACGACGAACACGCTAAGCGTCTTCTCGGGCGGCGACGCCAAAGCCACGACTGTTGCCGGTTCCTATGTTGACGTGACCTTCACGGGCACGGAGCAGACATCATTCTGACGTCCAAGGACAACACTTCAGCCGGTGGCGCCACCTATGGGCCGGTTGACGTGAGCATCGACGGTGGCGCGACCACTCGGTACGCCCTCACGGACTTGGCCAAGAGTTACACATCTTCGACTTCCCAAAGCACCCGCTACGTGAGTCCGTTGATCTACGCTCCGTATGCGTTGCGCCTCACTGGGCTTTCGGCAGGGTCGCACACCGTCCGTTTGACCCTGCCCGTGGCGGGCGCTCTGCTTGTTGACTGCCGCCTCGTTCCTTCCGCGACCCCGCCTGGGATTGTGCTGGTGAAGGACGTGCCGCGTCTGGACAGCCCTGGCGGTTGGAGCACGTCCACCGCGACGGGGGCTAGCAACACGACGCTGGCGATCTACAACGCCCAGGTGTCCGGTGTCGCGGCCGAGTTCGGCGGGGTGTCTGCCGGTGTCGCCGTCGCTGACCCCACCCCAGGGTGGGACATCGCCACCTTGTCTACCTCCACCGACAGCAAGCACCCCAACGACCACGGCCATGCGGTCTATGCCAACGCGATCCAGCAGGCCATCAACAGCCTCGGGTACAGCGCGGGTTGGAACACCCTCTAGAACCGCACGCTAAGGCCGATCCTGCTCGGTCCCCCGGACGGCGCCTAGCCACCCCGGCAGGCGCGGGTTACGGTCGCGGCGGCCCTCAACCGAGGGCGGCCCCCGCCGGTGTTATCAGCACCGGACGAGGGCCTAGGACACCACCTAGTTGGAGGTGGCGGCCATGCCGTCGCACGCTATCGCCCCGTCCCCGGTCTCCGTGGGAGACCTCACCGCACTCGCCCCCGCCGACCTGGCCGTCGCCGGGTTCCTGGCCCGCTACCGCGGCCGGACCCTGCAGCAGTACCGGGACGACCTGAAGCTCTACCTGTCCTGGTGCCTGGGGCTGCAGCTGCCCCTGCTGACCGCGACCCGGCCGCACCTGGAGCTCTACCAGCGCTGGCTGGAGGTCCAGACCAGCCAGGCCGGCACCCGGTGGGCGGAGTCCACCATCAGCCGCCGGTTCGGGACCGTCGCCACGATGTACCACTACGCCCACCTCGACGGCCTGATCCCCGCCGACCCGGCCGTGCACGTCACCCGCCCGGTGGTGCACCTGGCGGCCCAACGCCGGCTGTTCTACACCCCGCTGGAGTACGCGCTGGTGCTCGAGGCGGCCCGCCGAGGCCGGCCCGGCGACCACGCCCTGATCGCGCTGCTCGGGATGCGCGCCCTGCGGATCGGGGAGACCTGCGCGCTGGACGTCGAGGACCTCACCACCCTGCGCGGCTACACCGCCGTCACGCTGACCCGCAAGGGCGGCATCGTCGTCACCCTGCCGCTGCCGATGCCCGTCACCCGGGCCGTCCTGGAGCATCTCGAGGGCCGCACCACCGGACCGCTGCTGCTGAACTGCCGCGGCCACCGGCTCGACCGGAACTCCGCCAGCCGCGCGATCGCGCGCTGCGCCGAGGCCGCCAAGATCGTCACCCCGATCAGCCCGCACGGGCTGCGCCGGACCTGCCTCACCACCATGTTCACCCTCGGCATCCCGCTGCGGGACATCCAGCTCGCCGCCGGCCACGCCAGCCCCAAGACCACCGTCATCTACGACATGGCCTCCACCAACCCCGACCGGGACGCCACCCACCGGCTGGCCTCCTACATGGCCGGCATCAGCGCCGGCGGCTAGCCCAGCGCTAGCCCGCGGCTAGCACTACCAGGCACCTGCTGAGGGCCGATCACCACCCGGCGATCGGCCCTCAGCCATGTCTACCCACCCACATCCCACCCCGAGCGCAGCTCGGGGACCTCGGCACGCCCCAACCCGTCCAGGAGGACGTTCATGGCAGTCATCGCCCCTCAGGTCGTCCAGGTCGCCGGGACGGCCCCCACCTACGCCGCCGCGTCCGCCGGCGGTGACACCGTCGCAGCCGGGGACCGCACCTGGATCCACGTCAAGAACGGCTCCGGTTCGCCCGTCACCGTCACCATCGTCACCCCCGGCACCGTCGCCGGCCTGGCGATCGCCGACATCACCGTGTCGGTCCCCGCGACCACCGGGGAGAAGCTCATCGGGCCCCTCACCGCGAGCCTGGTCGGGGACCCCGCCCAGATCTCCTACTCGGCCTCCGCGACGGTCACCGTCGCCGCGCTGAGCATCTGATGCTCATCAGCCACCCCGACGTCAGCGGCATCGGCGACGTCGACCCCGAGGGCTACGAGCTGCTCTACAAGTACCGCGGCTGGCAGCCCTACACCGCCCCGGCCCCCGACAGCGACCCCGAGCCGACCAACCCCCCGGACGCCGGCGAGGTGGCCGGCTCGCCGGAGCCGCTGGTCCGTGCGCCCTTGTGGCCCGAGCACCTCCCTGACCGCACCGGCATCACCGACGACCCCGACGTCGGTGATGCCGCCGGCATCACCGACACCAACCGCACTGAGGAGCCCACGTCATGAGCAGGATCGTCTTCGACGGCAACTACCACGTCTACTGGCTCGCGGCGTCGCCCGCCAACGCCGCCGCCCCGACCGTCGCGGAGATCACCGCCGGTGTCGAGCTCACCACCTACATCCCCAAGGACGGCTTCAACCCCGCAGTCACCAACAACCGCGTCACCGGCGGTGACCTCAACGGCGCGTTCGTCGACGAGGCGATGGGGACCTGGGGCTCGCAGCTGGAGGTCACCGCCTACCGCGACAGCGTCGGTGGCAGCGACACCGCCTACACCACCCTGACGGACTTCGCGACCGGCGCGATCGTCGTCACGCCCTTCGCCGCCAAGGCCACCGGCGTGAAGGCTTACGTGTGGCCGGACGTGCAGTGCGGGGTCCGCATCCCGATGCAGACCGCCGAGAACGCGCTGCAGAAGTTCACCGCCCAGCTCGCGGTCCGCAAGACCCCCAACATGAACTCCACCGTCGCCTGATGGACCCGCAGGCACCGGACACCGGCCAGGACGCGCCCAGCTTCGACAGCGTCCTGGCCGGCGCCAAGCCGACCATCAAGCGGACCCGGATCTCCATGCGCGGGGACCTCATCGACGAGATCGAGCAGCTCGAGCCGCGGATGCAGCAGGCCCGGCTGACCGACGAGATGGAGAACCGCGAGCCGGAAGCCCCCGTCATCGCCTCCCGGATCGTCGAGCTGACCCGACAGGCCCGGGACGCCGAGGTCGAGTTCAGCTTCAAGGCGATGCGCCGGCGTGACTGGCGTGACCTGATAGCGGCGCACCCCCCGACCGAGGAGCAGCGCAGCAAGGGCGTCGACTTCAACCCTGAGACCCTGCCGGCCACCGCGATGGCCGCCTGCTGCGTCAGCCCATCCGGGGCGACCCTCGCGAAGTTCGAGGAGCTCCGCGACGGGGACCTGATCGGCGACTCCCAGTGGAACGAGCTGTGGGCTGTCGTGCACAGCGCCAACACCGGGGGGGCACAGATCCCTTTGTCCGTAGCCGCGTTCGTGCTAGCGAGGGGTACCGGCGAGAGCTCCGAGTCGCAGAACGCTACGGAGTCCCTCGCAGCATCCTCCTAGGCCGGCCCTGGCCGGTCGCGGGTGAACCGCTGTTCCTCCCGGAGGACACCGACGGGGCGCTGGCGTTGCTGCTCGAGGAGGACTCGATCGGTCCGTGCGGGCAGCCCCACGACGAGTCGATGCAGCCCGCGATGGAAGGCAAGTACCACGTCCGGCAACTGTCCTGCCACGCCTGCGCGGAGAAGAGCAAGGCCCAGCGCGACCTGCATGAGGGCACCTCCGATCACGGGATCTTCCTGATCGTCGAACCCGACACCCACCCGAGAGGAGGACCGTCATGACCCGCACCGTGACGGTCGCCCTCAAGGCCACGAACACTCAGTTCGACGCCGCCTACGCCAAGTCCGGCGGCCTCGCGAAGGGCCTCGGGGCGGAGGTCGACAAGTCGGGCGCGAAGAGCAAGAAGGCGATGACCGAGGTCGGCCGCGGCGGCGTCCTGCTCGGGGGGGCGCTGGTCGCCGGCTTCGGGCTGGCGGTGAAGGCCGCGGCGGACTTCAACGCCCAGATGAGCCAGGTCAAGACCCTCAGCCACGCCACCGGGTCGCAGCTCGACCAGCTCCGGCACGCGGCCCTGACCATGGGGCAGGCCATGGGCTTCTCTGCCGGCCAGACCGCGGACGCCGAGACCGAGCTCATCAAGGCCGGCATCAGCGTCGCCGACATCATGGGCGGCGCCCTGAAGGGCGCCCTGGCGCTCGCGGCGGCTGGGCAGATCGACGTGGCGAAGGCCACCGAGATCGCCGCGATCGCCATGACCCAGTTCAAGCTCGCCGGCAAGGACGTCCCGCACATCGCGGACCTGCTCGCCGCCGGCGCCGACAAGGCCCTCGGTGGCGTCTCCGACCTCGGCGAGGCCCTCAAGAGTGGCGGCCTGGTCGCCGCCCAGTTCGACGTCAGCGTTGAGACCACCATCGGGGTTCTCGCCGCGTTCGCGCAGAACGGTCTGATGGCCGAGTCCGCCGGCACCGACCTGCGGCAGATGCTCCTGAAGCTCGCGGCCCCGTCATCCGAGGCTGCCGACCTGATGCAGAAGTACGGCATCGAGGTCTACGGCGTTACCGGGAAGTTCGTCGGCATGGTGGGGCTCGCCGGGGAGCTGCACGACAAGCTCGGAAAGCTCGACGAGGCCACCCGTAACTCCACGATGGCCACCATCTTCGGGGCCCGGGCGATCGTCGGCGCGAACATCCTGTACCAGAACGGTGCAGCCGGCATTCAGGGCTGGATCGACAACGTCAACGCCAGCGGCTTCGCGATGGAGCAGGCCACCGGCAAGATGGACAACCTCAAGGGTGACCTCAGCAAGCTCAAAGCGGCGTTCCAGACCGACCTGATCGACAGCGGCACCACCGTCAACGGCGTGCTGCGCGGCATGACCAAGGGCGCCACCGAGGTCCTGAAGATTTTCGGCGAACTCCCCAAGCCCATCCAGGCGGGCGCGACAGCCCTCACCGGAATCGTGGGTGCCGCGGCACTCGTCGGTGGCGCGGCCCTGGTTGCGACCCCAAAGGTGCAAGCCTTCGACGTCGCGCTGCTGGAGATGACCGGCGGCGCGATCGGCGCCAAGACGGCCCTGGCCGGAGTCGGCAAGGGCCTGGGTGTGATCGCTGCGCTGACAGGGGTTTACGCGGCCGCAGACGCCATCGGCAACCACTTCGGCCCTCAGGCACCCAAGGTCAACGCCCTCACCAGCAGCCTCATCGACCTGGCTCGGACGGGAAAGCCAACGGGCGAGTTCGCCAAGGCATTCGGTGACGATCTGCGCGGATTCAACAAGGAGCTCAAGACTGCGTCAGACCCGTCCCTCCTGACCAGGATCGAGAAGCTCGGGGTGTGGCTGTCCCCGGCCGGCCGGGCTGCGGGATCGGGCGATGCGTGGAAGAAGGCCGAGAAGGACATCAAGGCTTTTGACCAGTCGCTCGCCGGCTTGGTCACGTCCGGCAACGGAGACGTCGCGGCCATGGCCCTGCGCGTCGTTGGCGTCTCGGCCAAGGATGCCGTCAAGAAGTTCTCGGCCTACGCCGAGGCGCTCGCCGGCGCAGACGTCGGGGCCAAGCTCGCCGGCACCAGCGCCGATCTGCTCAGCGGGAACATCAGCGCCTCGGGCGCTGCCGCCGGCCTCGCCGTATCCAGCCTGTCCGCCTATGCCTCCGCTCTGAACCTGAGCAAGGACGAGATCAAGGCGCTGTCCGATGAGGTCGAAGCCTGGGCGAAGGCCCTCGCCGGGTTCGTACAGCCGTTGGGTGCCTACACCGACCTGCTGAAGACCAAGCAGGACGCCGAGCAGAAGAGCGCGCAGGCCACAGCTGACGCCACGAAGTCGAGCAAGGACTCCTGGAAGGACTACGTCAGGAGCGTCTCGGTCTCGGTCGCGGAGTACGAGGCCGCGCTGCAGAAGCAGGTCGATGACCAGCAGAACTGGGCCAAGAACATGCTCACGCTGTCCTCGCGGGTCTCCTCCGACACCTTGGACCAGCTGGCCCGGATGGGTCCGGAGGGCGCGCCGCTGGTCGCGAAGCTCGTGAAGGCCTCCGGGGCGGAGCTCGGCAAGCTGGACACCCTGTTCGCGGCCGCCACAGCGAGCGCGACCGACAAGATGGCAACGACGCTGTTCCTGGCGCAGCCGGTGCTCACGCAGATCGCCGCCAAGTTGGGGCAGAAGACCGCCGACAAGCTCGCTGCCGCGCTCGCTGCCGGCACCACCACTGTCGCGTTGATCGCGGCGAAGTACGGCATCAGCATCGCCGATGGCGTGAAGGCTGGGGTCGACGCTGCCAAGGCCAGCATCCACAGCCTCGTCCTGTCCCTCACTGCCGTCGGCGGCGTCGCGATCGGAGTGGAGACTCCGACCGTCACCGCCCCGGGTGGCGCGCTCGACCCACTGGGCCTCACCGGTAAGAAGCACGCACTGGGCGGGCTGCTCGACGGGCCGGGCTCGGGCACGTCGGACAGCATGCTGATCCGGGCGTCCACCGGCGAGTTCGTGGTCAACGCCAAGGCCACCCGGCACAACCTGGCGCTCCTCAAGGCGATCAACGACCCGACCGCGTACGCCACCGGGGGGCTTGTCGGCTTCGCCGGCGGGGGACAGGTCGGATACAACCCGCGCGCTGGGTCGCTGTCCTCGCAGGCCAACCGGATCGCGCACAGCGGGGGCGGCGCGGACCAGATCAACGCCCTGGTCGCGGCGTACGACGCCTACCTGCACGCGCTGGACCAGGCCGCGCAGCGCGAGAAGCTCCTCGCCACCATCCACGACAACCAGGTCGCGAAGGGCAAGGCCAACGCCAAGGGCCGGGCCGAGGCGCAGCAGAGCCTCAACGACGCGGTGAAGGCCCTCGCGGACTTCGACAGCGCCGCCCAGATCGACCGGGAGAAGGCCGCCACCGACCGGCTGCTGGTGTCGATGCAGAAGCGTCAGGACGCCCTGGTTCACACCCGGCAGCTGCAGGACAACATGTTCGAGGTCGGCAAGATCAGCGCCGCCCAGGAGATCGGCCTGCTGAACCAGCGGATGGCCGGCCTGGAGAAGTACTCCGATGAGTGGACCGCGCTGTACAAGCAGCAGCAGCAGATCATCGCTGACCAGCAGACCGCCGCAAAAGACGCCGCGGACGCGCAGCAGGCCGCGGCGGACAAGGCCAAGCAAGCCACCGCGGACCAGTTGGCGGCGCTCAACAAGCTCCTCGACGAGCAGCAGGCGGCGAAGGACAAGCTGGCCGCCGCCGACAAGACCTACGCGGGTAAGCAGGCGGACCTGCTCAAGCAGCAGACCAAGGCCGAGACCGACTTCTACGCCGCGATGGGCAAGGCCGCCAGCGACTACGCCAGCACCGTCGACCAGTTGCTCGCGACCCGGCAGGACAGCCTGGCCGGCTGGATCAACGCCGCGGACAAGGGCACCACCGCGTGGGGCGCGTCGGTGCGGTGGCTGACGGGGAACGTCAACGACCAGATCAGCGCGTTCGCGGACTGGATGGGCGCCCTGAAGGCCGCCCGCGGCCGCGGCGTGTCTGAGGCCGTCATCAGCGCCCTTGGTCTCGACCAGGGCCCGCAGACCCTCAACCAGCTCCGCCAGTTCACCAGCGCCACCCAGGCCGAGATCGACGCCCTGAACACCGCCGTGGCGAGCAAGACCGCGCTGGCGGGGCAGGAGACCCACGACGAGCAGGTCGCCGGGTACGGCCAGCTCGGCCAGGACCTCACGGCCGCGCAGCAGAGCTACGCCGAGGCGACCACGTCGCTGCAGCAGCAGTTCCAGGCCACCCAGGCTGACCTCGCCAGCCAGCTCGAGCAGGCCCAGGCTGACTTCCGCGACGCCCAGACGCAGTACGCCACCGACCTCGCCGCGATCGGGCAGGACCAGGGCCGGTCCTACGCGGCCGCGCTCGCCGATGGGCTGGCCTCCGGGCTGCCCGCGGTAGTCGCCGCCGCGCAGGCCCTCGCGGCGGCCGCCAGCGGCGGCTTCACCGGCAGTGCTGGTGGTGGCGGCGGGGTACCCGGTGTGGGCGGCAACCCTGCCATCCCGACCGACCCGTTCTCCGGCCGGCAGGACGACGGCAAGGGGCACAACTTCAACGCGGACACCATCCGTGGCCTGTCCAACGAGGGCGCGGTGGAGAACTACCTGTACGTCGCCTACGACGGCTTCTCGAACCTGACCTACCACGCTAGCGGCGACGGGATGCGCGGCCCGTACTACACCTTCGACACCCCCGCCGGCGCCAACGGCCTGATCCCGGCCGACATCAAGCAGCGCCAGGGCTACGACTCCGGCGGAGTGTTGCAGCCAGGGCTGTCGCTGATGTGGAACGGCACCGGCGGCCCGGAGCAGGTCTACACCCCGCGGCAGGCCGCCGACCTCGCCGGCAGCGGCGGCTGCGGTGGCGGTGAGGTGCGGGTCTTCATCGGCGACCGGGAACTCACCGACATCGTCCGGGTCGAACGTGAGCAGGGCCTGGGTGCGCGGAAGAGTTCGAGCGCGATCGCGGGCAAGCGTCCGTGACCGCGGTCGTCCTGGCCAAGGCTGACCTGGCGTTGTTCGCCGACCTGACGCAGCGGGTCCAGATCCCGCGCCTGACCGCCAGCGCACCGGCCCGTAAGTACGCCGGCGCGACCGTGCAGTTCGCCGGCGACCAGTACCCGACGCCGTTCCGCGGCACCACCCGCGCGAAGTCGTGGGCCTTCACCGCGCGCTACATGGCAGCCGACCAGGCGCTGATGCTCTCGCTGATCTCGCTGATCGAGACCGCTGCGGACGCACCCGACTCCCGTCTGCTGCTGCGCACCCACTACGGCCAGGCCGTCGGCCTGGATGAGGCGACCGCGGTGATCGTCCTCGAGGTCGACCCGGCCCCCCAGATGGGCCTGTACGCGGACCTGAGCTTCACCTGCGAGGCCTGCCAGTTCACCCTGGAGGTCTAGGTGCAGGCCCTCACCGGCGGTCCCCGCGCGGCCCTGACCGCGGCCGCCGTCAGCGAGGCGCTGGACCTCAAGCGTGGCGGCCACATCCGGCACGGGATCACGGTGCTCGACACCGCGGGCAACGACACCACCGAGACACTGCGGTTCACCAGCGCCACCGTGACCTGGTCCTACCGGCCGCCCGACCTGACCGCTGGGCAGCAGGCCGAGGTCGCCGCGGTCCGTCGGCAGGCCAGCGTCCAGACCGCCGGGGCGGTCAGCATCAACCTGGTCACCCGCCGGCTGCGGTTGTGGACTGAGTGGCAGCTCGCCGACAGCAGTTGGGCCCGCTTCCACCTAGGTGTGTTCGTCATCGTGAACCCCGGCGCGCTCGCTGATGACGGGGTGGTGCTGACCCGCACGCTGCAGCTCGCGGACAAGAGCTACCTATGGCAGCTCGCGACCCTGACCGACCCGCTGACCGTGGCAGCTGCGACGGCAGTGGTGGCCTGGATCAAAGCCGACCTGACGTCCCGGTTCGGGGAGACCTCGTTCGCGATCACCGACACCGGCGCGACCCTCGGCGGGGCCGTGACGTTCGAGTCCGGCACCACCTGGCTCGAGGTGTACAGCAGCCTGCTCGCCGCCGTCGCGTACGACCAGCTGATCGCTGATGAGGACGGCCACCCCGCCTCCACCCCACTCGCGACGTTGACCGGCAAGGGCCCGGAGCGCGCCTTCGGCCCTGGCCTCGGGAAGATCGTCGAGGCGGGGTCGCTCGAACCGTTGCAGCCGGTGCTGCCCAACCGGCTCCGGTTCACCGCCCGGCAGGGGCCGGCCTCAGGAGGGTCGGTCGGGAACGGCATCTACATCGTCGACAACGCCAGCGCCGGCCCGGCCTCGATCAGCTCCCGCGGTTACGTCGTGGAGCAGCGCGTCGACGTCGAGGCTTACGACCAGGCCACCCTGGTCGCGGTCGGGGATGCGGAGAAGCAGCGCTACTTCGCGGGCGGTGGCGACAAGTTCACCGGCTCCGTGGCCCTCAACCCGCGCGCCTCGGACCGGGACGTCATCGCGATCACGCTGCCGCGCTTGAGTATCACAGGCACCACGTGGCTGGTCACGGACTGGACCTACCCGATGAACCCGGCGCTGGCCGACAGCGGGTCGATCCTGATGCCGATCGTCGCCGAGCGGCGGGTCACGTGAGCCGCCTCGGCTGGGTCACCCAGCTCTCACCGTTGCGGGTGCAGCTGCTCGGTGACACCACCGACGCCCTCGCCGAGGTGGTGTCGGACTTCACCGGCGCGACCGCCACCGCCAGCCCCGCCACCGCCACCCTGGTACTGGTCGAGACGGTCGAGGCCCGCCGGTTCGCGACCCGCATCCTGCTGCCCGGCGCGGCCGTCGACCTCAGCGCCTGGACCGCCTATACCCCAGCGCTGGGCGGTGCTGGCTGGGGCCTCGGGAACGGGACCTTGGCCTGCGCCTACCAGCGAATCGGCAAGGGCGTGCTCTACCGGATCTCCTTGACCTTGGGCTCGACCTCGACCGCCGGCACCGGCGGGCTCACCCTCGCGCTGCCGCTCACCGCGCTGCTCGGAACTGACCAGCCCCGCACTGAGGGTCAGTTCCTGAAGGCCTCCAACAGCGCCCGCTACCCACTGCAGGGCCTCGGCACGTCCACCACCGTCGACTCGGTGTTCGTCGCGACCTCCCCGATGGGTGCCCTCACTTCCACCGTCCCGGTCGCGCCGCTGACCGGCGACAAGGTGCTGCTCGCCGGCCTGTACGAGGCCGCCTGATGACACCGCCGATGAGTAAGGAGGAATCGTTGTGGCCAAGGCCATCTGGACGACCGGCCTAGCCGTGCAGACCGTCGCCGTGGACGGGACCTTGACGATGACCGTCCCGATGCTCAACACCGGCGTCCGGCTCGGTGTGATGGTCCTGACCCTCACCGCGGACTACGTGCTGCGCTTCGACTGGCGCCAGGACTCCGGCACGTTGCCGATCGTGTCGCTCGCCGCGGCCTGGAGCAACGTCTGATGGTCGCGACCGTTGTCTCCAACGCCTCGGTACAGGTCAACGCGACCGGCGCCTACAGCGGCCGCAACTTGGACCGCAACACCGACGGCACCATCTGGACCTGCGTCGGCTGGGCCGGCTCGGTCCTGGAGCTCTACTACAGCAAGGACGGCGGAGCGACTTGGACCTACGCCGGCGCCGGGAGCGACGTCGCCGCCGCCGGTGGAGGTGCCAACGGCCGGTCGCTGTTCATCGACCTCGACGACTACGCACACCTGGTCTACAAGGACAGCAGCAGCGGCAACATCTCCTACCTCCGTGGAACCCCCAACGCCGGCCGCACGTCCTGGACCTGGAGCACTGCCTACGACTGCTCGTCCGTCAGTGGCGCGGTGTACTCGTTCTTCCCTGACGTGGTCGCGCACCGGGACGTCAGTGGCGGCGGATGGACTGCACACGTCGTCTGCTCCGACGCCAACGGCGGCAGCGCCCTGACGCGATACGCCCGCATCGCGATCACCTCGACCGGAACGATTACCGCCACGAAGTTCAACGACCAGGTCAACTACGGGGGTGGGGCTCAGGCCTGGCCCAGCGTTGACTTCCATCACACCGGAGACGGCAAGACCGTCAAGGGCGGCACCCCGCACGTCTTCATCTTCTCCAGCAACCCAAGCGCCACCCGCACCATGCTCACCAAGTACAGCTACGCGACCGGGTCCTGGACGCAAGGCAGCTTCTCCAGCCCCGACCTCGTTCACTACTTCCAACCCACATCCGGCCCAGGTGCATGGGCTCAGATGTTCTTCGACGGAACCCGCGTGGTCTGCGCTGGGGCGTTCCTCAACGCCGGCGCGTATGACCTCATGATCTTCGAGCGGGACGTCCCAGACACCACCTGGACGGTCCGGACCCTCGCCAGCAACATCGGCACCACGACGGGTGCGATCAAGTGCGGCTCAGCGACCTTCGACGTCTCCAGCAACGTCTACCTACTCGGCTATGACGGCAGCACCCCCCCACAGACCGTCTACCGCAAGTGGGTCCGGGGAACCTCCACCCTGAGCTCAACCACGGTCATCGACAGCACCGACGCTGGGGCTGGCCCGGTCATCTCCACCCGCCGGGCGTGCGGCAACTACGCCCGGCTCGACGCTGTCGGAACCAAAGGAGCGAGCCCCTACACGGTCGTGTCCCAGACCGTCGACCTGAACACCGCACCGTCCGCCCCGACTGGTCTGGGCCCGACCGGCGGCCTGACGATCGACCGGACCGTCGCGCAGACCTTCTCGTGGACCTTCAACGACAGCGACCTCGCTGACAGTCAATCGGCCGCCACACTGCAATACCGGATCGTCGGCGCCGGCACTTGGACGACCGTCACGACCGGGGCAACCCCGAGCTACACGTTCGCGCCCAACGCGCTCGCCGCCGGTGACTACGAGTGGCAGGTCCAGACCACCGACAACCATGCAGCACTGTCACCGTTCAGTGCCTCATCGTTCTTCACCGCCGCCAACCCCCCAGCCAGCCCAACCATCACTGCTCCCGCCTCAGGCGGCTCAGTGTCGACCACGGCCAGCCTCACCTGGACCGCGTCCTCGCAAGACGCCTACGAGGCCAGGACCGTCGCAGACGCCGGTGGGATCCCCGACACCGCCACCGTCTACACCACCTCCGGGATCGTCATCGACAGCAGCGGCCGGTCCCGCACGGTCAGCTACGCCGTCAATGGCAGATACGAACACACCCAGCTCAGGGTCCGCGTCACGGGCTTGTGGTCGGCCTGGTCGTCAGTGCGGGTTCTGGTGTCCTTCACACCACCAGCGGTACCAGTCCTGACGGTCACGCCCAACGTCACCATCGGGACCGTCGCCGTCACCGTCGTCAACCCGTCACCCACGGGAGGGCAGCCCACGGTCACCTCCTGGGACACCTACCGGCGGGTCGGGCCGAGCGGTACAGCGATCCGGATCGCGAAGGGCCTCAACGGGGCCTGGACCGACTACACCCCAGCCGACGGCGTCGACTACCGCTACCTGGTCCGAGCGATCGGCACCAGCGGGGCCACCACCGACAGCACCTGGAGTACCTGATGGTCGGCTCCGCGCAAGCTCGGCTCGTCCCGTGGCTACACCGGACGCACCGGGCTACTTCGCCGTGGTGCTCTCCCTGCTCGTCACCCACGCCGCGCTCGCCGTCGATGCATTTCTGCCCGGTCGGCACTCGCTGCCGCTGTTCGCCTACGCCCGAGAGGGGATCGGCGCGTTCGGGGTCGTGCACGCCACCATCGCCCTGGCGCTCCTCATCGCCCTGTACCTGCCGCCGGCCAAGTCGGGACTCGGCCGGCTCGCCTGCCTGGCGTCGGTGGCGACCTGCAACGCCGTCGCCGTGACCTTGTTCGCCGCCGCCGTGAACGACCCACGCGTCTCCTTCCTCCCGGCCGTGGTCCTGGTCTGCATGAGCGGCTCGAGCGTCGCAGCGTGGCGTGAACCGATCGTGCAGGCCCACCGATGACGCCGTCGGACTTCGGGACCATCGGCGCCGGCGCCGCAGCGGTCCTCACCGTCCTGTGGGCCGTCATGAAGGACCGGCGCAGCGAGCGACGCAGCAACGTCCAAGAGGACGCCTCGAGCGCCACCGCCGCCTTCGCCGGGTTCGAAGGTCTCGTCTCGGACCTGCGCAAGGACCTCGTCCGGCTCCGCGCGGAGCGCGACGACGACCGGCTCCGCAGCTCCGCGGCTGAGGCCCGTCAGGTCGCCCGCGAGCTCATCCTGAACGCCGAGATCGATCGCCTGCGCCGGGAGGTCGAGCTCCTCCGCGCGCAGCTCGCCGCGGTTGGCCAAGGCCGCCCGGGCAGGGACGGCGCGGACGGGGTCGACGGCAGCCCCGGTCACGACGGCCGCGACGGGGCCGCCGGCGTGAACGGCACGAACGGCACCAACGGTCTCAACGGCGTCCGGGACCGCAACCCAACCGAGCGCGAGCGCTCCACCGACACGCAGGGGGAACGATGAGCGCGACTGCCGCGGACCTGATCCGCATCGCTGAAGGCCAGGTCGGCTACGTCGAGCAGGGTGGCTCGACCGGTCACAACGGCAACCTCACCCAGTTCGGCAAGGCCTACGGCCTGGACGGCTACGCCTGGTGCTCGATCTTCGTCTGGTGGTGCTTCCACACCCTCGGGATCGACGTGCGGCACACCGTCGCGGCGAACTACTCCGGCGCCGAGCAGGCCATGGAGGGCTTCTTCCGGCACGGCTGGAAGGTCGCCGGGACCGACCATCAACCGCACCCGGGTGACGTCGTGTTCTTCCACTTCGACGGGGAGCACTCCGGCGCTAACCACACCGGCATCGTGGTCAGCGCCGACGCCGGTGGCGTCCACACCATCGAGGGCAACACCTCCACCGGTGACCGGGGCTCCCAGGTCAACGGCGGCGGCGTCTACCGCCGGTACCGGCGGTGGGGCGTCGTCATCGGCTACGGCCGCTACCCACTGCCCACCGCAGCCCCGCAGCCGGCGCCCCCCGCCCGCCAGTACCCGACCCTGAAGCAGCCGATGGGCAGCGCCGGGCCCCCCTCGAGCGACGTCCACAACATGCAGAAGCTCCTGCACCTGAACGCGGACGGCATCTACGACAGCCGCACTGCGAAGGCCGTCGGCCGGTTCCAGGCTGCCCACAGCCTGCACGTCGACAACATCGCCGGCCCGGCGACCTTGAGAAGGATGGGGTTCTAGATGATCACCAAGCTCAAAGCCGAGCCGGTGGCGTTCTGGGGCGGGCTCGTCACTGCTGCCTTGGCCATCATGGGCTTCGCCGGGGTGAGCGCTGACCTGATCGCTCTGGTGGGGACGGTGTCGACCGCCGTGGGCATCCCGGTCGTGCGGTCCCGCGTCAGCCCCGTCAAGGTGACGCGCACCTAACCGGATTTCGGTGCAAGCTCCATCTGTCCCCTCGGTGCCCGCTGTTGCCTCCGGCGTTCGCCGGCCGGCCGCGCCCAACCCCGCTCAGCCGTCCGGATCCGGTGGCAGTTCGCACAGACCACGTCGCACTTCGCGATCTCAGCGTCGATGTCGGCCAGAGTGGCGCTCGTGACTAGTGCTGCCACCGATGCTCGCTTCGGCCCGGTGCCGGGCCGATGATCAAAGTCCAGGGCTGCCGGGTGGTCGGAGTACCCACAGTCCATACATCCGCGCTCCAGCTTGATGGCGTCCACGTGCGCCCGTCGGGCTGCGATCCGCTCAAGACTGGCCCTGGCCGTGCAGACGCGACATCTCGAGTCCAGGAACGCCCGGCCCGTTCTCGGTCGGTGCAGTTGGAAGTTGCTCAGCGGTAGCTCCTGCTCACACCCGATGCAGGTCTTCGTCATCCCCGCAGGCTTGCAATGACTACCGACAGATCGGGTGCAGCGCTAGAACCTAGGAACCCGGAGCGAGGTCCTGCTGCAGCGCGGTGCCCAGGGTGGCCACCAGCTTCTCGGCACTCGACCGGGCCTCCCGGATGTTGTCCCGCATCGGCCCGCGCTGGGTGCGCAGGTCGACTCCCTGCAGTGACGCTGCCGCGCGCCCAGCGGCGACATGCGCATCCGACAGCAGCCGGGACGTGGACTTTTCCTGGACCGAGCGAGGCATGGCGTTCTCCTTCGTGAGGGGCCGTGCGGCCCGATCGGCCCAAATTGGAACACATCCAGCCAATGCGTGAAGCGAATCGCTTCACGCATCACGCCTCACCGAAGGATCGGGAGCCCCCCCATGACGGAGCTCGCGGTCGTGCACCACGGCGTCCTCGAACCGCACCAGCCTGCTGCCGGGCCCGGGCCGGCGTTCTACGCCCAGGCCTTCCTGGCCGGCTACAGCGGCCGGACCAGGGAGTCCTACGAGACGACCCTGCGGCAGTGGGGGACCTGGTGCCTCGAACACAGCGTCGAAGTGATGGCCGTGCAGCGCGCCCACGTCCAGGTCTACGCCCGCGACCTCGAGCAGGCCGGCCGAGCACCCGCGACCATCGCCCAGAAGCTGTCCGCCGTCGGCGGGCTGTACGCCTACCTCGTCATCGAAGGCGTCCTGCCCAAGAACCCGGTCCAGCACGTACGCCGGCCCAAGGTCAGCGACGAGAGCCCCCGCTTCGGCCTGGACAAGGCCGAGCTCCTGCAGCTGTTGGCGATCGCCAACACGCACAGCCCCGAGGCGCACTGCCTGATCTGCCTGCTCGCCCTCAACGGCCTGCGTGTCAGCGAGGTCTGCGGGGCCGGCGCCGACGACCTCGACGTCGAACTCGGCCACCAGGTCCTCGCCATCATCCGCAAGGGCGGCAAGAAGGCCCGGGTGCCGCTCGGTACCCGCACCGCCCAGGCCGTCGCCGATCTAGGCCGAACGGCCGACGAGAGTCTCATCGGTTTGGACCGATACGCCGCCTGGCGCCTCGTACGGCAGCTCGTCGACGAGGCCGGCATCACCAAGCGGATCTCGCCCCACTCGCTCCGTCACACGTTCGTGACCCTCGCCCTCGAAGCCGGCGCCCCGTTGCACATCGTCCAAGAGGCCGCCGGCCACGCCGACCCCCGCACCACCCAGCGCTACAACCGCGGCCGCAAGCGCCTCGACAACCACGCCACCTTCGCCCTACAGACCTTCCTCGACCAGTAACCAGTAACAAGAAACCGGTAAGTACCGGTACCTCACACTCCGCCCCGGCGCGACCGTCCCCTCGGTCGTTACCGGGGCGGTTCATTGCATTCCAACCTTCTCCCACGACCAAGCCGGGCCGGGAACTATGGTCCGCCCGCATGAGACACATCGTGATCGGCTTGACTCTGCTTCTGGCGGCCGGTTGCGGTGGAGGCGACCCCCATGCCCAGGCTGCGTGCCGACATGTTCGAGAGGCTGCCGCGGTAGATGAGCGCACTGACTCAACGTCGCTCGGGGCGATGGTGGATGTGGCCAAGGCAGAGTTCGCCGCGATTGCAGAAGCCAAGAAGGCCGGGAATCCTGGCCTGAGGAAGGCCGGGGGGGCGACGGATCTCGGCAGCGGCTTGCCCCTGGACGATCCGCTGTACCGCAACCCCGCTGATGTTGCCTTCAACGCTGTGCTGGACTGGTGCCGTGCAAACGGCTAGCCACTGGCTAGCAGCAGACCGCCCCGGAGT